CTCCTTGCTATTCCGACTGATGTTTCGCAGGAGGTAATGACTTGTGATACGGTGGCTGAAGCGCAAGAGGTTATCGAGCGCGCAATACTGGGAGCATTGAATGAGTTGGTCGGAGTCGATCAAGGAGAGGCAGGCGAAACGGCTCACTGAGCATTTAGATGAGGTAATTGAGCGGTCTCTTAGACCCCCTCCGAAGCTAACGGTGAGCGAATGGGCCGATACATATCGCCAGCTTAGTCGCGAGAGTTCAGCCGTGTCGGGACAGTGGTCAACGTCAAAGGCCGAGTATCAGCGCGGCATGATGGATGCCGTGTCTGACTCGCGCTACGAGACGGTGGTCCTTATGACCTGCGCTCAGATTGGCAAAACGGAGTTAATCAACAATGTTCTTGGATATCACATACATCAAGACCCTGCTCCGATTCTGGTGGTTCACCCAACGGTCGAAATGGCGAACGCTTGGTCAAAAGATCGGCTCTCGCCTGCAATCCGTGACACGCCGGTTCTAACGAGACTGATTGCTGACCCAAAAAGCCGTGATTCGGGCAACACCGTCTTGCATAAATCATTCACTGGCGGGCGCGTTACTGCATCTGGGGCTAACAGCCCGGCGTCTCTGGCCAGTCGCCCGTGCCGACTTGTCCTCATGGATGAGGTTGATCGTTTTCCTCTGTCAGCAGGGTCAGAAGGTGATCCAGTTGGGTTGGCGAAACGTAGAAGTGCTACATACTACAACCGCAAGATAGTCCTGGTCTCAACGCCGACTGAAACTGGGTCTTCTCGTATCGCGGCGGCATACGAAGAGAGCGATCAGAGAAAATACTTTGTTCCATGCCCTCATTGTGGCGAGCATCAGGTATTGAAATGGTCCAATGTCAAATGGAATGACAACGATCCTTCTTCTGCTCATTATGTGTGCGATGAATGCGGGTCTGTCTGGACTGAACTAGACAGAAGCCGCGCGATCCGGCGAGGAGAATGGAGAGCCACGGCAGAGGCCAAGGGCAAGGTGGCGGGCTTTCATCTGAATGGCATCTATTCGCCATGGACACGGCTAGAAGACGCTGTGCAGGACTTCTTGACCAGTAAATCTGACCCAATGCGGCTAAGGACTTTTGTGAACACCTTTCTCGGTGAGACCTTTGACTCCGAAAGAGGTGAGCAGCTAGACGAAACCGACCTAATTAATCGGGCAGAGGACTGGGGGGATCAGATACCAGAAGAGGTTCTGCTCATTACGGCTGGGGTGGATACCCAAGATGATCGGTTGGAAGTCGAACTAATCGGATGGGGGCGCGGAGAAGAGAGCTATTCTCTGGCTTACCATACGTTATATGGCGATCCATCAACGGCTGAATTGTGGTTACGATTAGACGATGTGCTGAAAACACCATTTAGCCACCCGATTACAGGTGAAATGATCTGCCGCTCGGCCTGCGTTGATAGCGGAGGACACTACACCCAACAGGTGTATAATTATTGCCGGACTAGGGGTGGCAGAAGGATATTCGCCATTAAAGGGATCGGCGGAGAAGGTCGGCCTATCGTTGGTAGACCGTCTAAATCCAACATTGGCAAGGTCAACCTGTTCCCAGTTGGTGTGGACACTGCCAAAGAGGTTGTGATGGCCCGCCTTCGCATAAAAGAGCCGGGCGAAGGCTATTGTCACTTCCCAACCGGGAGGTCTGAAGAATATTACCGCATGTTGACAAGCGAGAAAAGAGTAGTCAAATACTACAAGGGCAGACCTAAAAATGAATGGGTCAAGACGAGAACGAGGAACGAAGCGCTCGATTGCCGCGTCTACGGAACGGCTGCGCTGTCAATCCTCAACCTCAATCTTGAGTCACTGTATCGTAAGGGTTTGCGGACAGAAGTTCGGGAGAGCGATAAATCTAAGCGGCGTCCAGTGCGTCGGGTCAAAGACAACTATGTGATGAGGTTTTGATGGCAAACCAGTTTGACGCAGCCTCCAGCCCGACCACAGAGCCGTTGCAGATTGTCGTTGGTGACTTCATTCAATGGCGGCGCACTGACCTCTCTGAAGATTATCCAAATGATGCTTATACCGCTACATATGTCGCGCGGATCACGGCGGCTGGATCATCTGAGATAACTATCGTTGGGTCAGCCTATGGCTCTGATTATTTATTCAATGCAGCAAGCTCCGTCACTGAGAACTTCACCGCAGGGTTCTATCACTGGCAGTTAGAGATAGTCCGAAATAGCGACAGCAACAGGATCGTCGTTGATCGAGGCACCTTCACCGCCATTGTTGATCTCGATGTAAACGGAACTGATCCTCGCACACACGCTGAAGTGATGATCGACAAGATAGAATCAATCATAGAGGGCAAGGCTGATTCCGACGTGTCGTCTTACTCTGTAGCTGGCCGGTCGCTGACCAAGATGTCATTTGATGAACTGATCTCTGCTCGCGACACATACAAGAGAGAGCTTGTGGTGCAGTTGCAGAAAGAGCGGGCCAGTAGAGGCAAGGATACCGGCGCGACCATTAAAGTGAGGTTCGACGCATGGGCTTAATGGATGTGTTCAAGCGGAATAAGACTGTAAAGTCCAAGCGCAGTTATCTTGCTGCATCGAAAAGTAGGATATTCGCCGACTTCAACGCTTCGCAGAGGTCGCCTGACTCTGAGATCAGGTGGTCGCTTGTTGATATGCGGGCCAGGTCCAGAGACCTTGAGCGCAACAATGAGTACATGAGACGATATCTTCAGTTGCTGAGGACCAATGTCGTAGGCGAAGGGGGCGTTCGTCTCCAATTGAAGGCACGGAACGCCGATAATTCATTAGACATTGGTGGCAACAACATCATCGAGGGCGCTTGGTCGGAGTTCTGCCGACTTGGTGGCCCGACTGTTGATGGCCAGATGTCCATGATTGACCTTCTGGTCCATATCGTTTGCTCCTGCGCTAGGGACGGTGAAGTGTTCCTACGCATCATCCGGCGGCAAGACATGCGGCATGGCATCGGGTTTCAGGTGCTTGAGCCTGATGTCATTGATGAGCAGATGAATGAAATCTATCGCGGAGAAAACGAAGTCCGCATGGGTGTCGAGCTTGATAAGGTTACGCGGCGGCCTGTTGCGTACCATGTTCTGCTCAACCATCCGGGAGACTATGATTATACCACGCTCTCGACAGGCAAGAAGCGTGTCAGGATACCAGCATCTGAGATGATGCACATCTATCGCCCGGATCGAGCAGGTCAAACGCGCGGTGTTCCCTGGTCTGTTTCTGCCATCCCATCACTCAAGATGTTGTCCGGTTACATGGAGGCAGAGCTTATTGCCGCCAGAACTGCTTCAGCAAAGATGGGGTTCTTCATTAGTCCATCAGGCGATGAGATGACGGTGGACGACTATGAAAATGATGTGACAGGAATCTACAGCGCCGAACCCGGCAGCTTCCACCAGCTCCCAGCCGGGGTAGATTTCAAACCATATTCCCCAGACCACCCGACTTCTGCATTTGCAGAGTTCGAGAAGGCCATCTTGCGTGGTGTGGCGTCTGGGCTTGGGGTCTCATACACCTCGCTGGCCAACAATCTTGAAGGCACATCCTATTCATCCATCAGGCAGGGTGCGCTAGAGGAGCGAGACAACTATCGTGTCCTTCAGCGTTGGTTGGTAGATCACTTCCTCGATCCGGCGTATCGCATGTGGCTGGATCATGTGATGGACTTCCGGTTGATACCGATATATGGGCCAACCAAGTATTCTAAGTTCACATCATCAGTCACATGGAAACCTCGCGGGTTCCAGTGGGTTGACCCGCAGCGTGAGATGAACGCTTCGATTGCTGGTCTACAGAACGGCATTCTGAGCCATAGCGATGTTGCAGCGCAATATGGACGCGATGCAGAAGAGACCTTTGCTGCGATCCAGAGAGACATGCAGGCGGCTGAACAGTACGGTCTGACCATGGCATATCAGCCGTTCGGCGATAAACAACCAGTCCCAGCCGAAGTGGAGGGTGATGATGCCGAAGTCGTATAAACCCACACAGGGCATGAAGACTGCTGCTCAAAGAGGCCTGGACTTCCGGCGGGAGCATGGGCGAGGTGGTACTGCTGTTGGGATCGCCAGGGCGAGGGATATTGTGAACAACAAAGACCTCAGTGCTGATACGGTTAAGCGTATGCACAGCTTCTTCAGTAGGCATGAAGTTGATAAGAAGGCAGAAGGCTTCCGGCCTGGGGAGAAGGGCTATCCGTCAAATGGGAAGATTGCCAATTTGCTATGGGGTGGTGATGCGGGCCAGTCGTGGTCAGCCAGGATAGCCAAGGCCTTGCGCGAGGATGATCGTGCTGACATTGACTTTGACGAAGAAAATGATGATGGTTTGAGTGCAACTGAGCGAGCCGAGGCAAACATGGAAGAGCATGAAGAGACTCAGGTCGAAGAAACCGCTGAAGAAGTGGTTGAGGCGGTCGAAGAATCAGAGATCGAAGAGGCCATCGACGAAGAGTTCCGACTTGATGAGTCAGAAGTAATTCACCGTTCTATGTCGTTTGATGATGAATCAGTCGATGTAGATGGTCGGCGTGTCAGAGTGGCCCTGTCATCAGAGGCACCTGTTGAACGCTCGTTCGGCACCGAAATTCTGGATCATTCTGAAGACAGTATTGATCTATCCTTTATGGCATCAGGCCGCGCGCCGTTGCTAATTGACCACGACCACACAAAGGTCGTTGGAGTTATTGAAGATGTCTCGTTAGAGGGGCGGCGTCTCCGCGCCACGGCTCGTTTTGGAAAGAGCGAGCTGGCGACAGATATCTTCAGTGACGTTGAAAATGGTATCAGGGCCAACATCTCGGTCGGATATCGCATCAACAAAATGGACAAGGATGGCAAGGGTCATTACCGGGCTACGTCTTGGACACCTCTTGAAGTGAGTTTTGTAGCAGTTCCTGCTGATACCAGCGTCGGTTTAGGCAGAAGCGAGCAAAGCGATCTTAGCACAACCGAAGATAAACCCATCCAACAGGAGATCAGAGTTATGTCTGACGAACTGAACAT